CCGTTGCCGGTGTCGTCGAACACGGAGGGGTTTGCCACAGTGGCGAACCCACTACGCACTAGATCACGGACGTATTCGAAATCTCCGGTGTAAGACTGGTTCACGACCAGTGGTCGTCCATATGTGTCCGAACGACCGGCACGTGCAATTGTGCAGGTGACGGTGGTAGAGGCGGTGATGCTTGGCATAGGTTGCTCCTAGTTGCTCGGTGGTGAAAGCAGAGTATTGTCTCATCCCGGCGTGCTCACCGCTGACGCAGGGCTGCCCCCTGCGGCAACGTCTGCGGCCAGGGCAGCGGGAGGCTTCATTTTCTCCTTGAGCAGGGCGATGTACCCCCGCAATTCTTCAACTTCTTCGGCGCTGAACGCCCGCGATTCTTCCACTTTTTCGGCGCTGAACGCCTTGATCTTGGCGATTTCGACGTTGGCTTCCGCGGTGACCCTGGCCTTGTCGACACCGGCCTCGGCCTCCTCGAGCGCCTTGCCCATTTCGGCCATCTGCGATTCCATCTTCTCCAGCAGCGTACCGACTTCGTCCTTGCGGATTGGGCCCTTAGGGGTCATGACCATGTCTTCCGGCGTCTGGTTCTCGCCGTCCTCTCCGGTGCGCAGTTCCGGCGGTATGGTCTTCTGCACACGGTCAGCAATTTGGTCGCTGTACGGCCAGTCCATCGCGCGGATGACCTTGTCCCCTGCAACATCCATCAACTTGGGCCAGTTGCGGGCGGTTTCGATCATGCCTTCCACAGCCTCCTGCCTGATCGTGTCGTAGCTGGGGCCGGCGCTGACCGTGCAGCTGAACTTGGCTTTGGTCATATCGTTGACCACTTGCTCCAAGTTCTTGGGGTCTGGCTTGTTGATCTCTACGCTGGACACTTTCTTGTCCTCACCCATGAGCTCCAGCGTGCGGGTGCCGTCGTAGACCTTCGGCCACATGTCGATGATGCACCGGCCCGCGTGGATAACGGTAGTGTGCAAGTTGTCGGTGTAGTGAAAGTTGCTGGTTTCACCCTGCCGGTCACGTGCGTTGATGGCCTTGCCGCTGGTCTCATTGCTCACGGCGCCAAGGCTGGCATCGAAGTATCCCGTGGTCGCCTTGATGTCCTCATTCGCGTGGCTTGCCATGGACAACACGCCCACGGGCACATCAGTCATAGGCTGGCGCTGCGGCGGTGGAGCCAGCTGCCCGGCCAGGGTCTTTTGCTTGTACTCGAGATACGGGAAGCTGCGCGTGTTCGCCATACGCCACTTGTCCTCGTGACCTTCAAACTGACCTTCTGCCCCGATGTACGGCACCCGTTGACGCAGGCCGATCTCTTCGGTGGCGCAGGTCATCCAGTAGTTGTACATTCGCGCGGGGTCCTTGGCGTTGCGCACGATGCCGCTACGGTAGATCTTGCCGTTGATGTCTAGCTCGCTGCCGTACACCGGAAACACCGGGATCCACTTGCAGGGGATGTCTGTGCGCTCAACGATTTGCGTGGCGTTCAGTTTGAACCACTGCACGGTCTCACGAAAGCTGGCACGCTTCTTAACAATCGAAATACCAGCAGGCAACGCGACCAGATCGCTTTCGTATCCGGTCTCGCCGTTGGACAGCAGCAACACCGTTTCTGCCTTGCGGAATATGCGGTAGTACTCAGCGACACGGATGTGCGTTTCACTGGCCCAGTCAGCAAAGCGGTCCCCCATGCCCTTGACCGCCTCGAAGCTGGCCGGCTCCATGTCAGGGTGTTCGAGCTTGAACTGCGTGCGGGTCATCATCTCCGAGATGACGCACCACTGCATGTCGCTGCCGTCCGGGTTGATGTGGGGTCCTGGATACACCGTGAACGGGTTGCGGATACGTTTGAAGCTGATCTGCTGGTTGAAGCTGTCCGGCGACTCGTACTCAGTGACCAGTCTGAAGTACCCGAACCCCATCGTGGCCGCATTGTTCACAGCCGTGTCATAGCACACGTGCGCCAGACTGCGGTATTCTATTGCCCGGATGCCACCCTGCACGATCTCCGCCAGCTTCTTGGTGCCGTCGCTGATGGGGTGCACCTTGATGCTCGGCACGTTCTGTCGTTGCGTGTTGGTCAGCTGATGTACCGTGGTCGGCAACTTGTTGATGGTCAGGCACGGCCGGCGGTCCGCGACGCGGTCCGCTTTGACGGTGGGGTCCCACTGGTCACCGTTGACAAATGTGAGATCATCGAGCGCCATCCGTCGATTGTCCCCGTCACGGGAGATGGCGTCCTGCATGTTGCGGATACACTCGTCGATGATTGCGGCGTCTTCTGTGGCTTGCTTGTCTTTTTCACTTTGCGTCTGCATGTAGAGCCTCGATGGTTGCGTTGAGTTTCAGGCGTTTAGGCCTCGCCCCCACGGGCCGGGCCAAGATGACGGGATTGTCCTGTAGCTGCTCGAACCCAAATGCCCTGGAGTACCAGTCAGCGAGTTCGCTTGCGCTCATCGCTATGTTGTCGCCCCAGGGTACGGGCCACAGCACCAGGACAACGCCGTGCCGATCAGCTTCGGCGCACACTTTGCGCACGAGCATTGTAGCGTGCCCCTGCTGCTGAGACCCGGCAGCAGTTTCCAGACTCCGCAGTTCACGTGTCAACGGCCGTAGGTCCAGCGGTACCGCAGTGCTCTGCCGTATGTAGAGCCGCGCAGCGCCATGATGCCGCCAGCCAGTTTTCATCTTCAACCCATCCATGCTGTATCTCCTCTTCCGCCAATAGACTCAATGTCTTCCTTACGCTTACGAATCTTCTCCTCCTCCATCGCCACCACCCCGGTACGGAACGCGTCGCTGGCATGTGACGTCCAATCGTGCAGTGGGCCCCGCGCCACGTTCAGCTTTTCGTCCCATTTCTCTCGATTTTGACGCAGTGCATCAACCCCAGCCTCTGTTTTCCGCTTGTCAAACCAGCAACGGTTGAGCAACATCCGCACAGCATCGATGCCGTCCTTAATGGACAGCTTGGGAGCGATGCGGAACTCGATGCCCAAGGCCGCAGCAGACTCCAATCGAGCCTTGCCAGTACCCAATTCACGCACGTTGATGTCGTGTGGGGCGATGTGTTCGCCGTACAGGTACCGCTTGGAGTCCAGGACCCGCGCGTAGTGCTCGAAACCCTCCCCGGCGTGCTCGTAGTAGTCGATTACTCGGATTTCACGCCCCACGAGCTGAACAAACCACACCGCCATGCTGTCGTGCATCCCCAAATCCCACCACGTATGCACGCGATACGACTTATCGTACGGCACACTGGTGATGCGACCGTCAAATGCAGCGTCCTCGAGCTCCTTGGCATAGTACGCACCGGTGATAGCAGCATCGAAACTACACTCAAATTCCTGCAGGTACTCGTTTTCTGGCATTTGTCTCCGTAGTCGGTTCAACTCAGCCTGCGGCAAGATGCCAGTTTCACTAGCACGCAGCATTTGATGGAACCATTCGGGGTCGCTTTGGGCCTCTTTATACGTTTTCCCGAGCAAGTTGCTCCACCCCTTGGGGGTACCCGACAAATCCAACCACCCTCCGCGGTCCGCCAAGCACGGCAAGATCACCGCAGTGAGTGCCGTTGGGGCAATGTCTTGGCCCTCGTCCACCACGATGCCGTCAAAGTACAGACCCCGCATACGGTCGATGTTTTCAGCGCCGTACAAACGGACGATCGCTCCGTTGTGTGGCAGGGTGATGCTCAGCTCACTCTCGTTTGGCTTCCGTTTGTACGGCCCATTCACGTGCAGCACCGGCTGGCTGTAGTGTTTGAGGTAGTTCCACGCGATATCTTTCGCCTGAACGAAGTATGGCGCCAGGTACCCGAAGCGTGGGTCCTGCTTTGGACACATGGCCGCAGCACGCAACAGCTTATTCACCCGCGCAACGGTCTTACCCGCTCTCCGGTGGGCCACCGTCACCACAAAACGCTTGTCGGTTTGGTGATATGGCAGAAATGCTGCTCGTGGATTATAGGGGATTATTACTTGTTTCATGAGAAGATACCAATGGTATCGGGAGTTAGTCGAGCAATTTTGTCACGCCGTCCACGACCTGGGCCGTTTGCTGTGGCGGCTTGGGGATGTCACTCAGCCATCCGAACACCAGACCGCTCTTGGAGCCGTCATCAGCCGGCTTGAGCTGTATTTGCGCTATACGTGCGTGCAGGTAGGGCGCAGCTTTCTCGGCATAGGGGAACGCCATGAGGGACCCTCCGAGTTTGTATGCGCTTTTCATGGCCATGAGCATCACGTCCAGTGGGGTGGCGCTGTCCGGTAGTTCGTCGCCAGCCTCCTTGATCACCCTCTTGCCGTTGATCAAGTCGGCTGCCAGCTG